GGCTCGACAAACTTGGCAACTGGCTGGCTAGCGAAACGGGTGGCAAGTATGACAATATCCAGGTCGGTAGCAGTGCGCCGCCATCAACACCAGCCGCGACCGCACGTCTTGGTAACACCGGTACGGGGCGGCAGATTGCGACGTCGTTGCAGGGTATGGGGTGGACACGTGAGCAGGCGGCGGGCATTGCCGGTTCATTCATGCAGGAATCGGGCGGTAAGGCCGATGCGCTCAACTCATCATCAGGCGCATACGGTTTGGGTCAATGGCTTGGCTCGCGCCGCGCCGACTTCGAAAAATGGTCAGGTCATCCGCTCGAAGGATCAAGCCTTGACGAACAGTTGCGTTTCTTCAATTACGAAGTAACGCAAGGTAAAGAGCAATCGGCCGGCAAACGTCTGCGCGCTGCAACGACCGCAGAGGAAGCGGCCGATATTCATTCCAAGTATTACGAACGTCCCGGTTCGGCAGAAGCCAACAACGCCCGGCGTGAAGCATACGCAGCACAGATTTATGCCGGGCAGGCGCAGGTAAACGCGGCCGATAGCAGTCCGCTCGCGCAACCCGGTGCAGGCGGTGCAACAACTAACGTTGGTGGTGCAAGGACAACACAGGTCACCGTGGGTGACATCAATGTACACGCTGCTGACAACCCACAAGCCACCGCAAAGGCCGTGCAAGATGCATTGAAGCAACACATCAATAACGCCGTTGATCAGCATACTGACGGCATCGCGGGGTAACCATGGGTTTCACGAATATCGTTGGTAACGCGCAGGGCACATTAGGTGCAATTAACAACATTGCTCAGAGCGTGTTGTCGCTATTTGGTGTGGACGTCGTTGGTATTTATGACAACGACACGTTTGAGCAATTGTTCCAGACTGCGCGGCCGATGAAAGCGAACATCAACCGTTCCGCAAAGATCATGGAACATCCGATTGAAACCGGGTCGGTTGTGCAGGACTTCATGATTATCCAACCGGTCGACATCGAACTATCCATGGTGCTTGCCAGCGATGGCGAATACCAAGCCGTGTATCAGTCGATTAAAGGCTATTTTCTGAGCGGCACGCAAGTATCGATTCAGACTAAAGCCGATGTGTTTCCTGACATGTTGATTCAGGCGATGCCGCACGAAGAAAGCGCCGACATGTTTGACGCCATCCCGCTTGCCATCAAATTGCGACAAATCCAGATGGTCACGGTTCAGTATCAGGCGCTCACGGCCAGTAATGTGCAACAGCCACAAGACCAGTCAACTGTACAGACCGGCGCGCAGCAACCGCAACAATCGGCGCTGTATCAGATCGGTAGTTTTTTAGGGGGTATCTTCAATTGATGCCGATTAACTTGCAGGCGATTCCGAATCAGGAACCGACCTTTACCGCAGACGGCCAGCAATACGACATCCGAGTCTGGTTCGATGGCGACGACATGATGTTCATGGATGTCACCGTAAATGGTGCCGTGGTTGCATCATCGTGCCCGTGTCTCGTTGGTCAAATGGTCATCCCTTACGAATACCTCGAAGGTGATGGCGGCAATTTCTTCTGGACAACTGCCAGCGGCGGCAACCCGAATTATGAGAATTTTGGTGCGGGCGACGTGCTGCTATACGCGAGCAACGCAGAAATGGTAACGGGCCGCGCGACGATTGCCGCGAACGCGCAAACAATCACACTTGCATCCAATCAGGCGGCATGATGTTTGACGATCGTATCGTAAAGCTGGTATTCACATGGGGTACTGAAAGCGCCACGATTGATACGTCAATGGGTGACCCCAAAGAGCCGCCGCTGATCGTTGCGACCGGTAGCAAGTTCGTTGACGTGACGCAGAACGAATGCTCGATTCAAATCGCCAACCTGTCGCGGCAGTTGCGCAATTCGCTGGCAACGAACCTGACACCATTCGACTATAACCAGGTGCGCAAGTCTGTGCAGGTATGGGCGGGCCGCATCAGTACCGGCATGTTCTTGCGTTATCAGGGCGACATCGTTACGGCGGTGCCGTCACAACCGCCTGACATCATCATGAATATCCGGTCGCGCACCATGCAGTTTTACAAGAATGATCTTGTCGCGCAATCGTATGGCATCACTGCACCGCTATCGCAGATATCGCAGAACATCGCGAGTCAGATGGGGCTCAATCTGCAATTCGAAGCGACCGACCGCAACATCGCAAACTATGCGTACAACGGCAGCACCGCAGGGCAGGTAACAAAGCTTCAGTCACTTGGTGCAGTAGATGCGTATGTCGATGACAACACATTGGTGTGCAAGGATAAGGGCGTTGCGTTGACGAACACCGCATTCGTCTTGTCGCCTGATAGCGGAATGATTGGTCAGGTTGAATTGACCGAATATGGCATCCGTGTCAAATGCCTGTTATCGCCGGGCGTAAAGTTAGGTGGCATTCTGACGTTGCAGAGTGTGCAAAATCCGTCACTGAACGGCAATTACACTATCTATCGAACGGGCTTTGAAATCGCTACACGTGACGTTGCGTTTTACGACATCATCGAAGCAACGAAGTATCCACAAATGTTCTGGACTAACAGCCTGCCATCATGAACACACCACTTATACCCGATAAACCGCCATCCATTGATGGTGACCTTGGCGGCGCGCTATCGTACATTTTCCGCAAACTGATGATGAAAACGGACGGCCAGTTGCCTGCCCGTATTGTCAGTTATAACCGCGCCACAAACCGCGCGATGGTTCAACCACTTATCAGCATGATTAGCACCAGTGCGCAACGCGTTGGGCGCGCTCCTATCGCTGCCGTGCCGGTACTTGCTATCGGCGGCGGCGGTCTGTTCATCAACTTTCCGCTTGGCCCCGGTGATCTTGGATGGATTGAAGCGAGTGACCGCGACATTTCGCTATTCCTGCAAGGCGCGCAAATGTCATCCCCTAACGATGGTCGGATTCATTCGTTTGAGAACGGCCGGTTCATCCCCGACGTGTACGACCAATGGACGTTTACGCTCGATAGTGGAGCGATGGTCATCAGCACGCTTGACGGTTCAACGCGCATTGTCATGTCAGAAGGTAAAATTAACCTGATTGGTGCTGATATCCAGATCAACGGCACGACGGTTGAAATCAACGCGTCTTCGTCAATCAGCATCAACACCGGAACGTTGGATGTCGACGCTACCGGGTTCGGCTCGATGTTCACCGGCAATGTGAATTTGCCGGTGGCGACAACAATCGCTACCGTGCCATTCCCGACGCACGTACACAGCGGTGTGCAAACAGGTTCGGGCGATACAGGCGGGGTCGTGGGAGCATGAACATGCTGATGTTATTTGCAGAGAACGAAAACCGCGACCCATTTATCGACCCTGAAACCGGCGATATGGCAATTGTCACGGGCGCGGCAGCGGTCGCACAGTTGAGCAAGTCGCGGGTCGAAGCGCAACGAAACGAAATGAAGTACGCGAACAACGAAGGAATGCCGATGTTTCAGACGGCATTCAACCAGTTCAATCCTTCACAGTTTGAAGCAGCGGCGCGCACCATCATTCTTGCTACAACGGACGTGACCGGCATCGAGTCGTTCACCATGTCGTCTGTGAACGGTGTATTGAGCTATACCGCAGTCATCACAACGGTCTATGACGAGTCAGTAACTATTACGGGGATTGCGACGCAATGAGCGACGTCTACGATTACATCACTGAAACGGGCGTTATCTCGCCAGATACGTCAGACGTGCTGACTGACGTGCAAAGCGAATGGGAACTGGCGTTCGGTGTGAACATCAGCACCGATCCAAGCACATACGTTGGCGCACAGGTGACGGCAGAAACGAGCGCCCGCACTGCGGTAGTCAACACCAATGCGAAGGTCGCGAACCAGATAAACCCGAAGCTTGCAGGCGGTCTATTCCTTGATGCGCTTTGCGCGCTAATGGGATTGACCCGTGCACCGGCAACACCGACGCAAGTTACGAATGTGATGCTTACGGGTGTCATCAATACCAACATTCCGGCTGGCACGCGTGCATCGGTCGGCCAGAATGGTCCAGTGTTTGTTCTGACTACCGGCGTAATACTGGCAAGCAACGGTTCGGGTGGTGGTATTGCGTTTGGTCAGTTCGCGGCACAGGTGGCAGGGCCAACAGCCGTTGCAAGCCTTACGCTTGACTGGCCTGTCGACTCTATTCTTGGATGGGAAACCATCAGCAATGACCAGACTGGCGCGACCTATCCAAGCGGTCACGCGCCTAGCGTCACAACCGTTGGCACGAACAAGCAAACTGATGCATCGCTGCGTGCGCTGCGTAACAACACGCTTGCATTGCAGGGTATCAGCACGCCGCAAGCTCAGATTTCCGGCTTGTATAACATTCGTGACGCGAACAACAATCTGCTTGTTACGTCGGTAGCGTATCTGGAAAATGTTACAAGCGCCGTCGAAGTCATCAACGGCATCACGTTGCAACCGCACAGCATTTGGGCCTGCGTCGACGGTACTGCGACCGCG